CCTTTTCTTTGCTTGATGAAAATCATGAGCCTATTCCACATCTTGAAGGACAAGAGGCATCTATCACGTTGACGAGAACGTTAGCGAAAGGCCAGGAGCAATTACGCAAGACGGCAGTCGTGACAAACGGCGCAGTTGCCTTTAATTTAGGGATGATTTTGCCTGCTGGCCCATATCGAATCGAGGTAACAGTGGGTGGATATACATTCCCAAGCGATGACCAGACTCAAATCCAAATCACAAAATCAGATAAGAATCTGGTCACAGAAGAAGTCCACGCTCTAAAAGAGTTGGATATTGCAGAAGAAGTTAAAAAGCAGCTTGCAGGAAAAACTGTAGGTGGTGATGGCACAGTGAGTCAGGAATTTCCTGACTTGCTTTTTTACTACAATTTAGGAAAGGTATAACAACATGGACACAACAAAATTAACGGCATTCGCGCAAGCAGTTGGGGTCGACATCAAAGAATTGAAACAACTGCTTAATGGCAAGATTGACAATGCGACAGTCACACAACTGATTGAACAAGCTAAGACTGCTGTCAAAAATGACATTTTAGGTGAAGGTGTATCTGAAGATTTGAACACCCTTAAAGAAATTGCTGAGAAGATTGCAAGCATGAGTGGAAGCACTGAAAGCGCCGTGCTACAGAAAATCTCAGAACTTGGCACACGCATTGACAACATCGCCAATCTTGATTTGGTAACAGTATATAATGCAGCGAAAGCGTGATAGCCATGAATAACCTTGAAAATCTAGCAACGGAAATCGGTAAGGATATCAAGGATATCAGGACACGTTTTGCAACAAAAGATGAAATGCACGAGGCAACTGAAATTGACTACTCTCAGGTTGTCACGCATGAAGAACTTGAGGGCAAGCATTATTTGACAGCTCATCAGTCGCTTGCTGATTATGCTAAAAAGAGTGAGATTGTAACACCTCAGCTGACCTTAACAGGAAATACTCTTGGTATCACAGGAGGCAACAGGGTCACTCTACCGCTACCAGATAACGTAGGCCATGAAATCCGTGGCACAGGCTCACCAGAAAGGCGTATAACGGCTGAAATCGGGACGACCTATGTAGATGTCAATGTGACGAATGGCGCTCTAAAGTGGATTAAAGAGAGCGGAAATGGTAACACAGGTTGGAAGGTTCTTATAGGAGACACAGGTTGGAGGACACTTAACACGCTATCAAAATTAACTGTAGGTAGTCGAACATCAACAATTAAAGTAAGACGAGTTAATAATCTAGTCACTTATAATTTCGGTGGTCTTGAATGGGGTTGGTTTGGGGTAATCAGACGAGGTGGCCCAGGTTTCTCTTCTCAAAGTTCAGATCCTGAAAGAAATTGTTTCGTTACTAGTACAGGCGGCATACCTTCAGGTTTTAGGTCATCGTCATCGTTGATGGGTAATATATACAACGACAAAGGGATTGTTTATGGAATTTGGTATTTAGGAGGAGTTGACGACAGCAATCATATAAGATTTCAGTTCTTAAACCCTGTACCAACGGATAGAGATATTGGCGATATTCGTGTAAGTACCATCTCGTATATAACTGACGAACCTTGGCCTACAACGTTGCCATAACAGAAAGGAATTTAACATGACACAATTTAATGAATTTATTATTGCTTTTGCTACAGGCTTTTTAGCAGTAGCCACAGGCAGTATCGTAAAAGCGGTGAAAGACTATCTTTTGCGAAAAGGTGGAGAGAAAGCTGTAAGAATCGCTGAAATCCTAGCTAAAAATGCAGTGCACGCAGTAGAGCAGGTAGCTACTGAAACAGGCTATAAAGGCGAGGAGAAACTTGAGCAAGCTCGTGATAAAGTCCGAGCTGAGCTTACAAAATACAATATCAGCATGACTGATCGTGACCTCGATACATTTGTCGAGTCAGCAGTTAAACAGATGAATGATGGTTGGAAAGGAGATGATGCTAATGTCTAAGAAACAAGATATGATTAACGACCTCATGGCTCATGCGGATGCGGGGACTGGGGTTGACTATGATAAAATGTACGGCTATCAATGTACAGATGTGACGTGCTACGGAATCTACGAGTATTTCGGTACTCGTCTATGGGGGAACGCTATCGACTTACTACGGTCTGCAGAATCAGCAGGTTTACAAGTCGTATATGGCGCTCAATATCCTAAGGCTGGTTGGTTCTTCGTTAAGAACTTCGTGGCAGGAGATGGAGTGAATTATGGCCATACTGGTCTTGTCTATGAGGACTCTGACGGCTCTACCATCAAGACAATAGAGCAGAATATTGACGGGAACGCTGATTTCTTGGAAGTCGGTGGTCCTTGTCGTTACAACGAGCGCTCTGTTGATTCGATTGTGGGGTATATCGTGCCGCCTGAAGAAGACGAATCAGGCTGGAAGCATGATGACACTGGCTGGTGGTGGCGTCGTAAAGAAGGCTCATATCCAACTGCTAAATTTGAAGCAGTTGATGGGAACTGGTTCTACTTCAACGAAAACGGCTATATGTATGCGAATCAATGGCTACTTCATACAGATGGTAAGTGGTATTGGTTTGACAAGGATGGCTACATGGCCAATAGCGGCTGGAAGAAAGTCAATGGCAAATGGTACTACTTCAATGCAGACGGTGCTATGCAGACTGGGTGGGTTAAATACTACGAGAAATGGTATTACCTCAATTCAGAGAATGGCGACATGGTATCGAATACTTTCGTGCCATACAATGGCGGATACTACCTCATGCTTGAAGATGGCCGATTGGCTGAAAAAGAAAGTTTCAAAATTGAGCCAGATGGCTTGATCACTACGAAATAATTTTAAAAAAATAAAACGAAAGGAAAACTTTCTAAAATGTATTTCTACCCCACAGGACTCGTTCTTGTGGGGATTTTTTCGTTAAAAAGAGCGAGAAATATTGACTTTTTTAAAGAAAGATGTCATAATTGAATTGGAAAAAACGTAAAAGTACCTCTTTCTCGTTATCCCGACTTCCAAAATGTCGTTAAACCGCTCGGAGATCCATGGTGACATGGACACATAGTAGTAAGCACGCTATGTGGCTTGGCAGAGCTAAAAACTGTTCCCTTGCGATAAGCCTAATAAGCACAACATAGGGAGTTAGAGAAGCGACTCTAATCATCCACTTTGGGCAGTAGTGAGAACTGCCCCGTGCTTTTTTATTTTGAGAAAATATGGAGTTTGTCGTTGGAATTACTTGATTGTGTTTTAGATTATCAAGAAAAGTTCGATGGAAAAACATGTCAAGTATCAACGAATTATAAGTATTTAGAGACTTTCGAAGTAGATTTTTGCTTGACTGATTTACATCACTTATTTGGCTTGCACAAAATCACACGAGATTATGCTAGTCAAACAATACCTGATATTCAAGCTGGTGTTTTTATTTTGGAAGAATATAAAAATAACCCCATGTATAATGATGTTATAGAAAGGATATCTTTGTATAGCTTTATAGGGGATATCTTCTACTCTAAGATAACAAGTTGTTGTATTGTAGCTAAGGATTTATCTAAAAATACTATGAAATTGGACGTCATATTTTTTGAAGATAGAAATAAAAGATCCGCAATTTTAGGTCTACGAAGAGATAAACGCGGAGTATTTAAACCGGTTACTCTACATTTTACAAGCGCTAAAAAATATGCTAAAGTTCGTAAAACAGATGTGAAAGCAATTAAGTGGTTATAAACACTCACCGCAGGCTCAGGCTTGCGGTTTTTTTGTTTGCTCTGAAATACGCTTGATAATCGCTTGAAATTCCTGAAAAACATTTATAGGTCGAGGCTAAGAGCATTATTTTTCGCTTGAATAACGTTTGTTTTCTCTGAAAGTAGAAAAAAACAGTGATTTTTCACTACTTTTTTAATTTTCTACGAATAGATAAGTAAGGAGGAAGAAAACATGAACATTTTAAATATTAAACTTGAAAGCGTAGAGCAGACAGATTTAGGTTTTGAGCATTGGATAGATGTGACTTACCAGGTGCCGATTTTGAAAAATGAGTACACGGTCAAGCTACTATTACTTATGGAATGCAAGATAGAGGACCAAGAGGTTATTGAGTACCTGGTATCAACCTGGAAGTATCGTGATCTCGTATTGCATTCATTGCAGATGTATGAGACAGAGAAAAGAAGTAATTTTACTATCCTTTATTGAAATGTTGGTTGTCTTGCTCATCATCAGCGTGCTTCTCTTGCTCTTTGTACCTAATTTGACCAAGCAAAAAGAAGCAGTCAATGACAAAGGAAAAGCTGCTGTTGTTAAGGTGGTGGAAAGCCAGGCAGAGCTTTATAGCTTAGATAAAAATGAAGATGCTAGCCTAAGTAAGTTACAAGCAGATGGGCGAATCACAGAAGAGCAAGCTAAAGCTTATAAAGAATATCATGCAAAACAAAATAAGACTCAAATGGTCGCGGATTAAGGCCTTTACCATGTTTGAAAGTCTCTTGGTTTTGGGTCTTGTGAGTATCCTTGCCTTGGGCTTGTCCGGTTCAGTCCAGTCCACTTTTGCGGCGGTAGAGGAACAGATTTTCTTTATGGAGTTTGAAGAACTCTATCGGGAAACCCAAAAACGCAGTGTAGCCAGTCAGCAAAAGACTAGTCTAAACTTAGATGGGCAGACGATCAGTAATGGCAGTCAAAAGTTAACAGTTCCTAAAGGAATGCAGGCACCATCAGGCCAAAGTATTACATTTGATCGAGCTGGGGGCAATTCGTCCCTGGATAAGGTTGAATTTCAGACCAGTAAAGGAACGATTCGCTATCAGTTATATCTAGGAAATGGAAAAATTAAACGCATTAAGGAAACAAAAAATTAG